CTTGTTGGTGAAAACACCCGTAGACGCCTGAGAAGAAGTTTCAGTAACAACCCCAGTTGTCGAGGCAATATTTATAACCTTGAAGCCATTCTCCGAACGAACGGCTCCATTGAAAGTTGAATTAGCCATTAGTTTTTTCCTCCTTACGAGAGATTGCCCTAGAGTCTTCGTAAGCGTCTGCTGGGACAGTCGCTAGGGCTGGTAAAATCCCAGATAACGAGGGGGAAGGACAGCGTCCCTCCCCCTCCTTGTCTTAGTCTTATGAAGCGCCTGGAGAACCAAACACACCAAGTGGGTCAGAAACGCCAAACGAATAACGCTCGCGGGCCTTATACCGCACGTTCCCCGTATTGAAGTCCCCGTCCATCGAAGTGTTCATCGGCGCTCTTTCAAAGTGCTTCAGACCATTCGGAACATCCGTAATCATCATCCACGCATTGGTATCCGTGAGATAATGATTAACCCGATAACCTTCAGGAATAGTTCCATTATTCTTGATGGCATTGATGTCGTTGTCCGCAGTCGATGGACGCAAATCACTGTCCAAAATACGGGTTGCCACAAACATCAAATCTGGCGGAACAATCAACCGACGCGGACGAGCCGCAATCAGAAGACCACGTTGATCCGTCCACTTCGCAATCTGAATAACAGCCGCCTCAAGGGAGGTTTCATTCAAATCCGCAGCCGTGGAAGGCGTGTTGGAGTTCGTGCCACCAGATACAAGCGGGTGGGCAGTGTTGAAAAGCGTTACACCATCGCCCGACGAATATGACCCAGAGGGCATACCGTTGTTCAGGGGACTAGCAGCCTTAACCTGCTTAGTGTACGCCATTGCACGAGCCAACGCCTTGGTATAACGAGCGCTGAGGGTGTCATAGAGGTTATCCTCCATTGCTTCCTCAGTGATCGCAAATCCCATTGCGATGGTTTCGTGGCTATACCTTGCAGTATAGCTTTCCTGCGCGTTGTCATACGAAATTGCAGAACCCTCGTTCTTAACAGGGGCTGCATCAAAACCGCTCAAGGCAACCTCTTCTTCAAAGCTGCGCTCGGACGATTCCGTTTCGTATAGCTCCTTATGCTCATCTTCGTACTTAGCGTACTCCACACCAAAAAGAGCTTTTAGACCAGGCAGGAGTTCTTTTAGCATTTGCGCTCTTGAAATAGCCATTGCTCAAAATCCTCCTATATGCCAGTTGTGTCTTGCCATTGGTGCGAAGCACAGGAGTCGCCAGTAGCGTCTCCGCCCGAATTGAACTTGCAGAGAACATCCGTGTAGGTGTCCCCGACAGAACTATTCGGACCATCAACAAAGCCAATGATTAGAACGGGTAAGGTCTTAGTCGTCGCTATCGTAGAAGAATCGATAGCATTTTTACTATGACCGATTGAAGTTGAACCAGCCGTCTGGACAACCGCGACATTGTTACCAAGAGCAGTTTGAGCGAGAGTCGCATCTCCCTGCGCCTGAAAAACAACATTCGGATCATCACAAACATACGCTTTAATATCAGTTGCAGTCGTGGAAGCTGTCCACATCTGAGAGTATGTTGGCTGATTGGAATTGGGGTCAGTATAACTACACCCCAGAAAAATTCCTACAGGAGTCATAGTTGTCGTGCCACTGTCTTTCTCAACAGTACCAGCCGCAACAACTTTGACCACATCCCCGTAGAAAATCGAAGTTCCATACGAATCGGTAACTTTCATGTGACGAACTGAACTCGTCCAGTCACCACCGCCAAGAAGACCAACAGGTCGGAACCCGTGTGGCGTTGCACTCGTCGCCATATCGTTTTCCTCCTAACAAAGGATTGAGTTAAACCAAACAAAGGCGTTACTTGGGTTTCGCGCCTCCGCCGAAGGACACCTGCGTCCGAGATTCATTAATTTTCGGCATACGCGGGTCATTGTCCCTCATAAAGTTTGAGTCCACAGATTCCGTTTGTCTCCTCGATAAATCAGCATAATATTCCTGCCTGCCACGAACATTTTCTATGCTTGTTTTGCATAAAAGAAGGCCACCAACCTCAATGTTTCCTTCAAAGGTTGTTCCCCTATCTGAAGCAATCATTAATTCTGGATGGTCTTCTGCCCGTACTGGTTCCCATCCTTCACGCATACGTTTGGATACATTGACTGCATCCTGCGTCCCCATTGTGGATGTCCTGATCCACCGAAAGGCGTAACCGTCTTGCGGTTTAGGATCGGGTAGAACTTGAGGCGGCTCCCATACCTTTGTTCTCTCGGAAGACTCGCGACTATCTGCTTCTCTTGGTTTGCGCTCAATTGCCTGAGTTTCAGCCATTGGTCATCTCCTTCTGCTCTTTCACGACTTGTGCCGCATACTGCTGTGGCGTTACTCCCAGCTTCTTGGCGAGGGAAATCTGAGAGGCAGTTAACTCCACTTTGCGCGTTGCTCCACCGCCCCTTTTAGAAGGTGCGACAACGGACGTTCTCCGAGAAGATGGAGTATCACTGCGTTCATTACTCTTCTCGAATTGTTTGGGAAATGCTTCTCTTAAAGCATTATCAATCGTTTCGTAATAAGTCGGGTCAGTTCTTGGATCAACACCCTTACTTGTTAATTCCTGATGCAATCCAACTGCAAACCCGCTTAGGCGTTCATATCCTGGCTGTTGAAACCAAGGGTTTTTCTTCAACCACTGCACAGCATTCGGATCAGGGGGCGGTGCTGGTTGATATTGCTGCGGTTGCTGTTGAGCCTGTTGTTGAGGCTGTTCAGGAGGAGGCGCAGCATATATATACTGCTGTTTCTCCGCATGTAACTGCGACAAATTTGACTGTGCATCCACAATCGCATCCGTATCACCGCTTTCATATGCATCACGATACCGCTGTTTTGCCGTATCAATTTCAGCATCTGTTTTTGCAGAAACTTGATCATAAAGAAGTTTCCGCTGATCCGACAATTGCTGCCGTAAATTCTCATTTTCCCCCTGAATAGACTGGGCGTATTTAACAGCCTCTACGTTTTCACGGGTAGCCCTCTCCTTTCCCCTCCGCTCCTCATTCCATTCATAGCGTAATTTATCTATACGCTTTTGAATGCGGGGTGAAAGATCGGGAAGCTCTTCGTCTTCCTCTTGAGCGCCTGCATCCTTGGGAGAGCGGTTTGCGTCTTCAGGCGGGGTATCGTCTACAACAACAACCTCAAGATCATCCTCAGCCGCCTCTTGAACAGCTACTGCTTGTTCCAGTTCTTCGCCCAAATTCTCTTTCTCTTGTTCTATTGTCATGCCCTAGCCACTCCTCTTGGATCATCAACAACAGCACGAACACTGTCATCATTTATAAGACGGAACTCTTTTTTATGGATAATTAAACGTGTCCCCGTATAGGGCTGTATAATTATCCAATCTCCCTTCTTGACATAAGCACCAGAGGGAAATTTGATTTTATCTTGATAGGCATCGGGGCCAACAGCTAAAACCATCGCGGTAATGCTGGCGGCTTCTTCCCTTTGCCTTGTGGCGTCTGGCACAAAAACACCACCATCCGTCTTTTCCCTTGATTCGGGTAAGGCTATTAAAAGTTGATACCCAACGGGCCTAGGAAGTTGAGTCGGCTTCCTATGCTCACCGAGATCAACAACAGTCTCTTCAACCATTGTCTTCTCCTGCACGTTTTTTAACTAAAAGTCGGGGATGAAACGGTTCCCCTGCACACGATTAGGAATCGCGGATACCTGCATGTTTCATGTGAAACAAGATTTAATCTTCTTCGTTCTCCATTCGGGCCTTGGCCTCAAGCAAATCCAGAAGCTCACGCTCCGCAATTGCCAAACCTTCTATGACCCCAACCATTTTTCTATATTCCTCAAAACTCTGCGCCCCGCCTCCAGAAATAACATCTGCCATTTCATTCATCTGGTTCCGCAGGACACGGCGATAAACACCAACTAAGGATTCTTCAGCCAATGCTTATTCCCCCTTCATTTGTTTAAGGGAATCCTCTTTGTCCCATTCCACAAGAGACCGCGCCGCTTCTGCTGCGAGTTTTGCTTTTTCTAGCGTTATTTTTTCTAAATTAGTTGCTTCCTTCGCCCCAGCATCGCGTTGGGATTTGGCAATATCAACACCAAGTTTAGCGCCTTCAAGCTCGGCCTGTGTCGCAATCCGTTGCTTCTCAAGCTCTTCGTTGGATGCGGCTTTTGCCATATCAAGGGCAAGCCTTGCCTTGTCTGTTTCAGCTTTAAGCTGCATCCTCGCCTGATCGGTCTGAACTTTCCGCTGGATATCCATTTCCTCCAGTTGCAATTCTTTTTGCTGCATCTGGATGACGGGGTCTTGCAACTGCTGCTGTATCTTCTGCTGTTGTTCTTCGGAAATATCTTTATTAAGCAATCTTTCAGCAGCTTGCGAAATAAGACCTGATAACTGGAACTCAACATCTTCAGGCAATTGCTTGTCTGGAGGCGGTAGCTCCACACCCAGTTGTTTCTCAATTTCCCTGCGGTATTTGAACCCAAGATGCTCCTGCACATGCGCCGCCATTGAAGCCGATATAGTCGCTGCCATTGGAGATTTTGAAACAAGTTGTTTGATTTTCGGGTCTTCAATTGCAGCCATGTGAGTTTTAATATGCGCTTCATGGTCTTGAGAAATAAACGCTTTAAGCGGTTTACTGTTCAAAGCGTCCATATTCTCGCTTACAGGGTCACGCGGTTTGTGGTCCTCGGACATCGGGATGATTTTATCTGCATCCTGTATGCCAAGGACATCCAGCATCTGCCGATGAAGCTCTGGAAGATCGTACATCTGCGGCGCAGACTGGGAAAGCTGCAACGCTGCCTGATATTGCATAATCCGTTGCGACATTGTTGCCGCGTTTGGATTGCTCACAGGGATAACATCGACCTTATCGTTGAAGTCTTCCGCTTTTATAGCGCGTGAATCAGCATCAACGTCATATTCATAGCGCTCAGGAGCATAATCACGAACAATATCAGCAATAAGGATAAATTCACGGCGCATGGCCTCGTGCAGCCTTGCTTGAATGGCGCTCATCACTTTCATGGAGCGTTCAATAAGAGCAAGAGTTGTGCCGACTGGCGCATCCTGCTTCATATCAGCAAGTTTTAAATCAGTAACAGAAGCAAAAC